AGTCGTCATCGTACCCACCCGGGGAGACCAGAACGCGCGTCACTCCGCGTTTGCGTTCCAAGAGGAATGTGTAACCTGCCAGATAATAACGATTTCGCGCAGTTGGCTGCTCTCCTCTATGAGCAGAAGCGTTGTTGGCACCATTTTCCACCAACCCAAAACTCAAGAGGTCCTAGTTCTAGCGACCCCTTTTCTTCTGTTCCCGGGATTACCTCTTCCATGGCTCACGGAATTTCCCTCTCCTGTTCTTCGTTCTCCTGCGGAAGGACTCATTCTTCGACAGATGTGGACTAACGTCTCTCTCCTATCTGCACTGCTGGGTGTCTAGTTGATAACCCCCTACTGCGGGTCCCTCTTCCATCCCCTTTAATTAATCCAGCAAAGGGAGGTAGACCCCAGTCGATACGCTCGGGATCAGATATTTCCCATCCATAGCCAAGAATAAATCATAGAGCTCGATGTCTAGTCGGCGATTGATCTCCTTCTCTCAAGCGTAACCTAGATCACAAGGCTCTTTGAAATATCTATTTATTTGGATGAAGTCTTTAGGGTCTTTGTCGGTAAGACCCGCGCGCACGTAGCGCTCGAGGACTATCTACTCCAGAAGACGAGAGGCCTTGTCTGCTTTTACGCCTTCGTAGATAGCTTTTGCGTGTAGCCCTGGTTCCTTGAGAACAGCGGCGTTACAGCCAGAATAGTATTATTTCTGAGCTAAAGTCTTCGTGTAATCTCGAGACACCCGAACTTCGCTGATGTCTTAATCACCACCTAATGACCATAGGCTGCAGAAATCAAAGCTGGCTGAATGTGCCCACTACCACGTCTTGGCGATTTGACCTAAGCCAATTCTCCGTTCTACTCCAGCCCTGCCCTTATCCCTGTGTGTGAGCCGTTAGAGTTGGAGTTCCAAGCTAGCTTGATGTCGCGGCTCTAGCCATACCACGACGTCGTCCCCCGAGGCCATTACAAAACATTCCTCCGATCTCCAGGGCTTATCAATGCCGGCTTCCTGCAGGTAATAGTACATGTATGCCAGGGAGCGGTAGGTGTTATATAAAGTGGTGTCAAATTATCCGCTGAAGGTAGTACCCTTGATGGGGAGAGCTATGTAGCTACCTTCAGGTGAAGACCCACTCCAGTGAGGAATCGATTTTTGAAATGCCTTGACGATGTCTTGGGGCCATTTAGGCTAGACAATGCCTTCAATGTGGACGAAAACTAGTGA